CGACGCCCGCGACGATCGCCGCCGCCCCGACCCGGCGAGCAAGGTGCACCGGGACGGGGCGGCGGCGATCGTCGCGGGCGTCGAGCTGCTGCTGCGCGGCGACACGCTGGCCGGCGGCCCGGGTGACGCGAGCATGGGCGGCCTGGTCATGTGGTCCGGCGTCGACGGCCCGTTCCAGTGGGGGCCGCGCCAGGTGGCGAACGGCGCGGCGATGCTCGTCACTTTCCGCATTACCTACCGTGCCCGGCTGACGACGAGTTAGGAGATTTTCATGCCCCCTGTCAGGTGCATCAAGCCGTTCGGGAGGTCCGTGCCCGGCGATCTCGCCGACCTTCCGGCCGGGGCGGCGTTCGACACCGAGCACTGGGAGAACGTCGGCGCCGCGCCCGGCGGCGAGCGCCAGTCCGCCGCCGGGCTCGCGCCCGCACCCGCTGGCGCAGACGGCGGGCAGCCCAGCCTAGCGCCGGCTTCGGCCGTCATCCCGAAGGAAGGTGCGTAACCCGTGGCGCTCGAATCGGGCCTGGCCGCCCAGTGGTGCGCGTACGACGAGGCGACGTATGGCGTCTCGCTGCTGACGGCGCCGAAGTTTTACCTGTGCGACTCCGACTCCCTCGAGCTGAAGAAGGTCACCAAGCAGAGCACGGGGATCGTCTCCGGTGCCCTGTACCCGCGGGCCTCGCGCCGGGTGGTGACGGAGTACTCGGCGGGCGGCGGCGTGGTGATGGACCTGCCCGAGCGCGGCATGCAGCAGTGGCTGTACCGGATGATGGGCAGCTTTGGCCAGACGGCCGCGGCCCTGACGGAGGACGCGTCGACGGGCGCCTACTCGGCAACTCACGCGCCGGGCCCGCTGGAAGGGCACAGCTTCACCTTCCAGAAGGGCGCCCCGGCGGTCGACGGCGGCACGGTCGAGCCGTCGACCTACACCGGGTGCAAGGTCAGCGAGTGGGAAGTCTCCGCCGCGATGGGCGAGATCGCCAAGCTGACCCTGACCCTGGAGGGCCGCAACGAGCTGGCCGGCACGCACAAGGACCCGCTGAACGCCTCGGTGCCGGCGCTCCAGACCTACTCGGCGCCTCCCGTGGGCAGCGTGTTCCGCTGGACGGGCGCGACCGTCTATTACGGCGGCACGCCGAGCACCACGTCCGGCGTGACGAGCCTGGCCAGCCCGGTCGTGGCCGGGAACATCAAGGGCCCGATCTCGGTCAAGCACACTCGCCCGATGGACACCACCCGCTACAGCCCTGAGGTGTCGCCGTACCGCAACGAGCCGCTGCAGCAGGGCCTGAACGCGCTGACCGGGTCGTTTACAGTTGAGTGGCTCAGCGCCGAGACGTACTACAACGCGTACGCGGCGGACACGGCGACGGCGATCGAGTACCAGTTCCAGACGGCGGCCATCGGCTCCGGCAGTGACATTGCCACGTTCTCGGTCTTGGTGCCGAACATCCGCCTGGAGGGCGAGTCGCCGAAGATCACGGGCCCGGTGGTGCTGACCCAGGCGGTCCCGTGGACCGGCCTGGACGACGGGGTCAACAACGTCTGCCAGATCACTTACTGGACCCTGGACTCGGCCTGATGGCGGTGCGGCGGGCGCGGGCGCCGCGGACACGGCGGCAGCGGGCCACTGGCAGCGTCCGGGCGACGACGGGCTCTGTCGGCGGCGGGGACCTGGCAGTGGCGGCGGAGGAGATCGCGGCCGGGGCCCGGAAGCTGGCGGCGTGGTCGAGGCAGATCGCCGCCTCGGTCAATGTCGACGCCGGGGAGACCACCGCGGTGGTCTGGACGGATGCCGGGCCGGCGTACCCGGCGGAGACCAGGGCGCGGCATCCGCTGTTCGGCGACCGCAAGTACTGGTACGGGCCGCCGGGGGCGCCGTTCCTTGCCCCGGCGGCGGCGCTGCGCGCCGGGGCGGCCATGGCGAGGTACGCGCAGAAAATTGACCGTTTGTGCAGAGAGGCAGGTTTCGGTGATCAGGGTTGATTTCGAGGGCCGTGAGCGGGGGCTCGACACCACTCGCATCATGTTCAAGGACGCGATGGGCATTCAGTCCTACACGGGCGTGTCGATCGGGGACTGGCAGGACGGCCTGGAGTTCCCGGTGGAGAAGGGCGGGGACGGCGAGCCTGACAAGGTCCTGAACCCGCCGCCGGAGTGGCTGAATTACGTGGCGGCGCTGTACTGGCTGATGCTGCGGCAGAACGGCGAGGTCGCCGTGATCGGCGAGGTCGACTTCGATCCGTTCGGGTTCTACGCCGCCTACGTGCAGGCGCTGGGCAGGCGCGTGGCGGAGCTGCGCGCGGAAAAGGCGGAAAAGGCGGCGGCGCCGGACCCTATACAGCCCGGCCTTTCCCCGCCCGGGGATCAGCTGTCACCGGCGCTGTCCTCCCCGACGGCTACGACCCGGAAGCCCCGCGCCCGCAGGCCCGAGCCGGAGGCCGCCACCGGGTCATGACCAGCAGGGACCTGGCCGGGCTGCGCGCCCGGTACCTGTTCCAGCTGGCGCGGCTGTGCAGCCTTCGGCCGCCCGACGTGGAAGTCCTGGACCTGGCCGACTTCGCCGGCTTCATCGACTCCATTGATTCCTGGCTGAAGATCGAGTTCTCGCCGAGGAGGTGACCCCGGATGGCCGGCACCCTGGTGCGGCGCGTGCTTTTGCAAATTGACGCCGACGACGGCACCACCGCGGAGAAGCTGGACCGCATCCAGAAGAAGGCCGACGAGCTCAAGGCGGCGAGTCCGGACCTCGCCGTCCGGATCGACACCGCCGCGGCGTCGGCGAAGCTGGGGGTGCTGCGGCAGGAGCTGAAGGACACCGCGGCGGGCGCGGACGGCTTCGGCGCGGCGACTGACCGGGTGTCGTCGGCGTCGGCGCGGATGGCGGAGGCGCTCGCCGAGCAGTCGGCCGCCGCGGAGAAGCTCGCGACGCTGCAGGGCGACGACACGGCGACGGCGGAAGCGCTGTCGGAGGCGACGGCGGCGCTGACCGAGACGTCGCTCGCGGCGGCCGCTGCCCGCAAGGGCCTCGCTGACGCCGAGGCGCGGGTCAGGGCGATGACAGAGGCGGCGTCGGCCGAGCAGGCCGAGGCGGGCATTGCGACCAAGTCGCTCACGGCGGAGACGGCGATACTCGGCGACGCGCAGGCGGCGGCGGGCGACAAGGCGGAGGAAAGCGCCGGGAAGACCGAGGCCCTTGGCAAGGCGTGGGATGTCGCCAAGTACGCCCTGCTGGGCGTCGCGGGCGGCCTGGCCTACGGGATCGTCAAGGCGGCCGGGTTCTCCCAGGAGATGACCCGGGTTCACACGCAGGCGGGCGTGGCGACCTCGCAGATCAAGGGCCTGTCCGCCGGGATCCTGAACATGGCGGGCCCGGTCGGGCAGGCCCCGGACGCGCTGGCCGAGTCGCTGTACCACGTTGAAAGCTCGTTCGCGTCGGTGGGGATCACCGGCCCGAAGGCCCTGTCCATGGTGAAGGCGGCGGCGGAGGAGGCCGACGTCGGCGGGTCGAACCTGGTCGACACCACGAACGCCCTTGACGCCACGATCGCGGCCGGGGTGCCGGGCATTACCTCCTACGGCAGCGCGATGGGCGCGCTGAACAGCATCGTCGGGTCTGGCGACATGGCGATGCAGGACCTGACGGACGCCATGGGTACCGGTGCAATGGCCGTCGCGAAGTCGTACGGGCAGTCGATTTACCAGGTCGGCGCTGCGCTTGCGGTCCTGGGCGACAACAACATCCGCGGCGCGAAAGCGGCCACCGCCCTGCGGATGGCATGGCAGGCGGTGCAGGCCCCGCTGGTAGCCGCCAAGCCCATCCTGTCCTCTATCGGCCTGGGCATGACGACGCTCGCCTCGACGATGGAGCACCACGGCCTGTCCGCCGCGATCGGCCAGTTCATTCAGCACCTGAAGGCGAGCAAGGTCCCGGTCGCCGACTGGGGCCAGTACATGACCGAGATCTTCGGCAAGAAGGCCGGAGTCGCGATCGGGGTGCTGACTGACCAGTTCTCCCGGCTGCAGGGCAAGTTCCCGGTGCTGGAGAAGGGCGCGAAGGACTTCGGCGCGGCGTGGGCGACCCAGTCCAAGACCCCGCAGCAGGAGCTCAAGGACCTGGAGGCCGGGTCGGAGGCGCTGGCGACCAAGCTGGGCACCGATCTTCTGCCTGAGGCCGAGAAGGTCCTGGGCTGGGCGGACAGCTTCGTCAGCGCCCTGGAGAAGGGCAACGGCTGGGCGGTCACCTTCGCCGGGACCGTGGGCGGCATCCTCGCCCTGATCGCCCTCAAGAAGCTGGAAGACGGACTGACCGGGGCGGTTGAGGGCGTCGAGGGGCTGTGGAAGGGGGGCGGCAAGCTCCTGACCTGGGGCGGGAAGATGGTGACGATGCTGCGCGGCCAGGCCGCCGCGCAGGGGGAGGCGACGGTCGCGACAGAGGAAGGGACCGTCGCGCAGGGCGAGGCGGACGCCGCCATGGACGCGAACCCGATCGGGGCCGTCATCCTCGCCTTGGCCGCGCTCGGCGTCGGGATTTACGAGCTGGTGAAGCACTGGCACGTGCTGAGCCACGACACGGCGGCGGCGTTCGACGTGGTGCGCCACGCGGTCGCCGATGCGGGGCACGACGTCTCCGCCTGGTTTGACCGGCTGCGCAGCCTGGCCGCCGACCTGGGCCACGATTTCTCGCACACGTTCGATGACATACGCCACGACGTGGCGCAGTGGGCTGATGACGTGCGGCACGACGGCGACCGGGTGATCTCGTTCTTCGAGGCGCTCCCGGGGCGGATCCTGCACGAGGGCGAGCGTTTCGGCACGCTGCTCATCGACGCGGGCGAGAGCCTGGTCATGGGCCTGGTGCACGGCATCGAAGACGAGGCCGGGGCGGCCCTGCACGCGGTCGAGGGTCTCGGCAGCGACGTAATCGGCGCGGCGAAGAGCGTGCTGAAGTCCTTGTCCCCGAGCAGGGTCTTCTACGAGATCGGCGGCGATGTCACCGCCGGCATGGCAATCGGCATCACCGAGACTAAGCAGCAGGCGATCGACGAGTCGCGCCGCCTGTCGCAGGAGGTGACGGACGCCGCGATGTCAGGGGAGATCACCGCGGCGGAGGCGGACAGCCTGGGGGCGCGGATCACGGCGGCGCTGACGGCCCGTGAGGGCAAGCTCGGCAGGGCGATGCAGGAAATGGGCCTGAAGATGAAGGCCGGGCTGCTGGGCGGCCTGGAGAACGCCGCCACCGGCGCCGAGGCCAAGTCGGCCGTGGACAAGCTCAGCACCGT